GCAGCTACTCCCAAAATGTTTGATGATTATAAAAGGATTAAAGAATCATATGAGGAAGAGAAGACAAGAAAGAAAGGAACTCGTATAGCATCTTTATCAGATTCAGATGAAATATGATTGAAAGCAGTAACTATATATTAGAAGAAATACCAAACTATCATCCTGAACTTCAATACTACGAGAGAATTACCTTTTGGCAGGATCAAAAAAAGAGATGTGTAGAAGGGTACTGGATAGGAGGTCGATGGATGCCTGGTCCGTTATATTATTATGTAAATTTCCATAACATTCTATTTGAAGATGAGACGTCAGTTGCCCAAGCATTAGGATTACCTTGGCTTAGAGATATCGATTGGGAGATCTTTTTATGTTATGAAGAATGTAGAGGATTCTCAGGATTCACTGAAGATACCCAGAACACTTGCCATAGATGGTTTGGTCCTGAAAAAGAAGAAGCCATAAAACTAGGAAGGATAACAAAAAAAGAAGCAGACTCAAAAACCTATATGCCTGCAAGAGAGTATCTGCATAGAAACCACGGAAAGGATTTAGGAAAGCCTTTATATAAAAATGAAGCTAAACATTTTATTTCTATACAATCTAGGGGAGGAGGAAAATCCTATATGTCTTCTGGAATAATGAACCATAACTTCATCTTTGATGGAGCAACCAATTACGAAGAGTATTTAAAGAGGAAGAAAGAAAAACAATATATAGCATCTGATACTATAGTAGGAGCAATTGATACAAAATTTACAGAACCACTTATTAAGAAAACTAAAGCAGCCTTTGAACATTATCCTGGATCCTATAGAATAGGCGACGAGTTCTATCCTTCACCACTAATGGTAGGCTACACAGGCTCATTGGCCCCTAACAGGGAATACGCATCTCGTACAGGATCTCTATTAAGACACAGAACATTCAAAGATAATCCATTAGCAGCCAATGGTACTCGTCCTAACTTATGTGTATTAGATGAAATAGGATTTATGTCTAATATTAAAGAAGCATGGGGAGCGATCGAAGCAACACAAGCGTCGAAACAAAAGAAGAACTTGGTCATATGGGCCCTAGGAACAGGAGGTCTAGTGTCTGGACAAGCTGCTCTGTATGCAGAGTCTATCTTCAGAAACCCTGAAGAATATAACTGTGTAAGCTTTAACGATACTTACGAAAATAGAGGACGTATAGGCTACTTCGTTCCTTACTGGAAAACACTAAATGAGTTTAAAAAAGGTCCTGATAGAGTTACAGATGAATCACTAGCAAGACAATATATCCTATTACGAAGAGAAAAAGCAAAGAAAGCTAATGATACTTCAATATATCATACTGAAATAATTAATGGTCCTATTGTTCCTTCAGAAGCTTTTCTAGTAGTAGAAGGAGCATACTTCCCAACTCTCTTATTAAAAGAACAGCTGGCAGAATTAGAAGGAGGGACTTTTAAAAAATATCAAGATAGTTCTTTTAGAGGAGAGTTATTCTTTGATAAGGAGGATAAAGTTGATTTTAAGACTATTCAAGATATGAATCCTATAAAAAGTTTCCCTTTATCAAAATTAGAACATAAAAAAGGAGCTGTAGAACTCTGGGTAAAACCTCAGAAGAATGATGAAGGAGTAGTTCCTTATGGAACCTATATAGGAGGAATGGATGTTGTAGACAAAGCACGTTCAACGACAGATTCTCTTCCTAGTATTTTCATAATGAATAGATATACACGCCAGATAGTAGCAGAGTACACAGGCAGAACAAACGATCCTAATGAATTTTATGAAGTTTGTAGAAAACTTTTACTGTATTACAACGCTACAGGAATGTACGAACAAAACCTCCCAGGACTTTTTACGTATTTTGAAAAAAATAAATGTTTATATTTACTGGCAGATACGCCTTATCAACTGCGTAATTCAGATACTTATAGAATAGGAACTAACACATCTAAAGGTATTAACGCATCAGGAAAGGTTAACCAGACAGCAAGAGATTTTATTAAATCATGGTTATTGGAGAAAATATCTGAGAACTCAGAAACTAGAGCGCTTGAAACAATTTATTCACCTGCTCTATTAAAGGAATTAATTATGTGGAACCCTCACGGAAACTTTGATCGTGTATCTTCGTTAGGAATGTTATTGTGGCACGATGCTACAATGATGAGACAGACAGATAAAAGAAAGAAAGAAATAAAAACTTTCTTAGAGTCTCCTTACTTTGACAAGATGAAGCTAAAGAAAAAGGCCCCTATTAAATCTGAGAGTTTTAATTTTTATAATTAAATTTGTATATTAACCCAAAACGCTATGAGCCAAACACCCGTCGTAAATCTACAAGGTTATCTAAGTTTCCCTAGACAAAAACTCTCTGATAAAAAGAAAACTAAAAGCTGGTATGAAGAAAATGTAAACTTCGCAGAAAATATTTTAGTAACTGATCATAATCTTAGGGCATCTTTTAAAAATAAACGAACTAATTTTAACTTAAGAGCCAATATCATAGACTCTAGAGATTTTGAAAGATTTATAAACCCCGATAATTTAGACTTAGAAACTCTTCCTGCAAGTTTTCAACATGTAGGAATAGAGAATAGTAAAATAAATCTCTTATTAGGAGAATACGCAAAAAGAAGAAAAGAATACAGAGCGTACTTATCAGCCAGTGACGATGAAGGAGTGACAAGGAAAGAGACAACGATGAAGGATAAGATGACTGGGGAGTTAATGGATATCATTAAAGGAACTTCAGTTTCTGAAGAAGAGATTCAAAAAAGACTCCAGGAGTTTGATAAGTATCTAACATATGACTTCCAGGATATTGCTGAGATTACAGCAAATAAAATTCTTAAAAGAGAATACAAACAACAAAATCTAGACTTTACATTTTTAAGAACCTTCGAAGATCTCTTGGTAGCAGGTGAACAAATCGTTTACTGCGGCGTATTAGGAGGAGAACCTGTTATGAGGAGAGTGAATACAGAAACACTTTTCACACTAGGAGGTAATTCTATGTTTATAGAAGATTCTGATATAATAGTAGAATATGGTTATAAAGCAAAAGGACAGGTTGTAGATGATTACTGGGATGAGCTCACTGAAAAAGATATGGACTTTTTAGAAACAGGTTCTTCATCAGCATCTTCTTCAACAGCTCTAGGACTAAATAGAGATATTTCTATTTATGATAGATATGGTCCTGACCAAGCATTAGCGTTATTCGAACCAGGTGATAATGCATTAAGAACTTTTTCAGGAGCTTTTGATGCTTATGGAAATGTTAGAGTACTTAAAGCATGTTGGAGATCTAGAAGAAAGATAGGAAAACGTAAATACTATGATGAAGATGGGGATGTACAGTATGATTATGTTTCAGAAGGATATCATATAAGAAAAGATGAAGGGGAGGAAATAAAATGGTTATGGGTAAACGAGTGGCAACAAGCCACAAAAATAGGAGACGACATATACGTAGCAATGGGACCAGTCCCCTTTGCCAGTAAGTCTATGGTTAATAAATCTAAAGGAGTTCCTCCTTACATAGGATCAGTGAATAGTACTAATGATTATAAAGTACAATCTCTTACTGATGTTATGAAGCCTCTTACTTATTCTTATGATATTGCTTATTATAAAAGAGAATTAGAAATAGCTACTTATAAAGGAAGCTTTGCTGCTATCAATAGCTCAATGGTTCCGTCAGGATGGGATCCCAAAGAATGGATAAGATATGCAACAGTTAATAAATTTGCTTGGTTAGACCCTACAAATGAGATACTTAAAGGACCTTCACAAGGAAAAGCCGCAGGAGCTTATAACACATTAACTGCTACAAATGTTCCTATTGGAGATCCAAATGCTATTCAAATGTATACTAATCTTCTTTTAGAAATAGAAGCTACTTTAGGAAAGTTGGCTGGAGTAACTGGAGCACGAGAAGGACAAATACAGAACAGGGAAGCGGTTAGTAATGTGAATAGAGAAGTAACTCAAACATCTCATATTACAGAAAAATGGTTTGCAATAGATGCTAATTTTAGAAAAAGAGCTATGACAAAGTTTTTAGAATGTTGCAAGTTTGCTTATAAAGAGAATCCTAAGAAAGGGCAATTCTTACTAGATGATATGGGACAAGTAATGGTTCAGAATTTTGACGAATTTTGTCTCTCAGACTATGATGTACATATTTCTAATTCATCTGCAGACACAGAATTATACAATGAATTAAAACAATTATCACAAGCAGCTATTCAAAATGGACAAGCTACTATTGGAGATTTAGTAGCCATCTCTCAATCAGAATCTGTACAAGAAATTTCGAGAAAACTACAAGATTCTGCTGAAAAGATTAAGAAAGAAAATCAGGAAATGCAGGAGAAGCAAATTCAACAACAACAAGAAGCTGCCCAAATGCAACAACAAGATGCTCAAGCTCAAAGAGAGTTCTTAATGTCAGAAGCAGACAAAGATAGAGAAGTTAAATATGCTGATATTAAAGCTAAATTAGATATCGCTAATTTAAAAGAGATAGCTTCTGACCATAGAGATAGTAGAAGCTATGATAATGACAGTGATGATAATGGAATCGATGATGTACTGGATCTTAGAAGAACAGAGACTGAACGAGTTTTTAAAGAAGATACCGTGGCTATAAAACAAGGAGAACTTGATGAAAGAATACGCCATAATAAAGTAGAAGAAGGATTAAGAAAAGATGACATTAAAGTAAAAGCAAAGGCAAAGGCAAAAGAGAAAAAAACAAAATAAAGCTATAATACTATAAGGATTTATTATAAAAAAAATACTTATAGTTTATAAAAATAATTTTAATATTGTAACTAAATAAAGACAGCAAAATATGGATAACCCAAAAGAAGACTTATTTGACGGCATAGAAATTATGTCACCAGGTGAGCTCGATTCAGCAATCTCTACGGGAGAAGAGACGACTGAATCAGAAGAAAAAATTGAGTCTACAGACGACATATCAATTGTCCCTGTAGAACAAACATCAGGAGATCTTGGAGAGACTGCTGAAGAAGGTAAGATTGTAGAACCAGAAGAAACTACAAAAACAACACCTACTTCACAAGGACCTTCAGAATCTGATAAATCAGCCTTTTATACAGCAATGTTAAAAGAGATGATAAACGAAGGAGTAATTGCTTCGCCTGAAACAGAAGAAGAGCTAGAGGGCTCTTTGGATAAATTGAAAGAATTAATGAAAGGCACATTGGAGAAATCATTCCAAGGAATGACTAAACAATGGCAAGATGGCTTTAGCGGGGCTAAAAAGAAATTTCTAGAGATAGAAGGTTCTTTTACAGATGCTGATCTAGCGGTTCAGACAGCCCAGCAATTAGAGTTCTTTGACAACTTAAGTGAAAAAGATTTAAAAGAATTTAAAAGAAGACGATACTCTTCAGAAGAATGTATATTATGAGTATCTGAAATCTAAGAACTTCTCTGATGCAGAAATAAGAGAACAGATTGAAGATGCAGATGCTATTGGTAAATTAGAAGATAAAGCACTAAAAGCGGTACCTTATTTAAGGCAGAGAGCAGCTGGAATAATCAAACAGGAAGACCAAAAGAAACAAGCTCAAGAGGCAGAGTGGTCTAAAAAAAGAGAAGAGAATTATAATCATTTAATGAATAGTATTGATAAAAAGGACGAGTTTATTGATGGACTAAAGCTTAATAAAGTTTCTAAAGATAAATTAAAAGCTAATATTACTCAACCTATTTATACAGATGATAAAGGTAAGGGATACACCAGCTTAATGTATAAGCAGATGAGAAACCCTACTTCATTTGAAATGCTAGTAAATTATT